TAGCGATGTATTTCCTATATCTTTAAGTGGATTAAACTACAATCAACAGGCCACTGATATACAATATCTAACAGCAGAAGTTACATTCAAATATAAAATATATGAGTTTGCTAATGTAGGCGCTGCCACAACAACAGAAGTTACCACATAGGTTGATTTTTTAATACTTTTGTGTTATAATTATATTATGGATTTAGAACAATTACAATTAGAAGCAGACAAAGATCTTAAAATTAATGATACTGAATTAGATTTGGAATCGTTAAAGACACCACAGTTACATAATAAATGGATGAAACATTATACTAAGTTTAGATTATTGTTAACACGTACTGAAGATGAATTAAGAATATTAAAACGTGATAAATGGGAATATTATACAGGTAAATCTAGCCCACAAGTTTATCAATTAAAACCTTTTAACTTTAAAATATTAAAAACTGACATAGACAAGTACTTAGAAGCTGATGAAGATATACAAAGACTAACTCAAAAGGTGGCCTATTTAAATACTGTAATAGATTTTTTAGATAAAACAATTAGAGTAATAGTTAATAGAACATACACAATTAAAAATGCCATAGAGTGGCGTAGATTTACAAGTGGTGCTGTATAATGTACTTAGAAAATACTCACTGTATATCTATAGGCCGTTTTAATAGAAGTTATTGTGATGATATAATATTACAATCAGAAACATCAAAATTACAAATTGCTAAAATACAAGATGGTTTGGATTTAAATAGAAAGTCTAAAGTTACTTGGTTAACAAACGAAAAATTAAATAAAGATATGAATGATATTATATTGGATCATAATAAGAAAGCCAAATGGAATTTTTCTTTGAAAGAATTTGAACCTTTACAATATACTGTTTATGAAACTAATGATCATTATGATTGGCACATTGATAGTCATAGTAAACCATATCCAAATGGTTACGTAAGAAAAATAAGTTTTACATTATGTTTAAATGAAGATTATGAAGGAGGAGAATTTGAAATATCAACTCCAAATCCAAAACCAGAAAAACATATTAATACTAAGTTTAGTGATAAGTTTACATTAGGAACTGTTATATCATTTCCATCTTTTGTTTGGCATAAAGTCAATCCAGTTACAAGTGGAACAAGAAAAGTATTAGTAGGTTGGTCAGTAGGTCCCCAATTTATTTAATACGTATGACACTTACAAAATATATCATCATAGATAAAAAAAACGAAGTCTATCTTAAAATAGAAGCAGATGAAGCTATACGTAGGGAATTGTCTGAGTATTTTACTTTTGAAGTTCCTGGTTACAAATTTACTCCTCAGTTTAGAAACAAATGGTGGGACGGTAAGATAAGATTATTTTCTTATGCTACTGGTCAAATCTTTGCTGGTCTTTATCCGTATATTGTTAAGTGGTGTGAAGATAATAAAATACAAGTAGTTGACGGTACTAAAATAAAAGATATTGTTGTAGATAGTAAGTTAGTAGATAAGTTTGTATCTGGTTTAAAAATACCAATGGAATTAAGAGATTATCAGAAAGAAGCATTTGTTCATGCTCTTCAAAAGAATCGTTGTTTATTATTATCACCTACGGCCTCTGGTAAATCATTAATAGTTTATTTGTTGGTAAGATTTAATCTATTAAGATTAAAAGAAAAAGTAAACAATAAGATACTAATTATAGTGCCAACAACCTCTTTAGTAGAACAGTTGTATAAAGATTTTAAAGATTATGGCTGGAATCCTGACAAGAATATACATAGAATATATCAAGGACATGAAAAGGAAACAAACAAAAATGTAGTTATATCTACTTGGCAATCAATATATAATATGCCAAAGAAATGGTTTAAATCTTTTGGTATGGTAGTAGGAGATGAATGTCATTTATTTAAGGCCGTTTCTTTAAGTAAGATAATGACTAAACTTGAAGATTGTAAATATAGAATAGGTCTTACAGGTACTTTAGATGGTACTAAGACTAATAAGTTAGTTTTAGAAGGCCTGTTTGGTGTTGTTAATAAGGTTACATCAACATCTGAATTACAAGAGAAGAAACAATTAGCTGATTTAAAAATTATATGTTTAGTATTACAACATGATGCTTATTCAAAACATTTTTTAAAAGATAAAAGTTATCAAGAAGAAATGGATTTCTTAGTATCTAATGATAAGAGAAACAAATATATTCGCAATCTGTGTTTAAATTTACAAGGTAATTCTTTAGTATTGTTTCAGTATGTAGAAAAACATGGTGTTATATTAAAACAACTTATAGAAGATAAGGCTGATGATAGAAAAATATTTTTTGTTCATGGCGGAGTAGAAGCTGAAGAAAGAGAAAAGATTAGATTTATAACTGAGAAATCAGATAACGCAATTATAATCGCCAGTTACGGAACGTTTAGTACTGGTATTAATATAAGAAATTTACATAATATAGTTTTTGCGTCTCCATCTAAATCTCGTATTCGTAATTTACAATCTATTGGTAGAGGTTTAAGATTGAAAGATGATAATTCGGCCGCTACTTTATATGATATATCAGATGATCTAACTTATAATGGCAAAGAGAACTATACACTGGCCCATTTCAGAGAAAGAATAAACATTTATACTTCTGAAAACTTTAACTACGAAATACATAACATAGAACTAATAAATAGTAATAACAATGGAACATGTAAAAATAATAAAACTAATTAATGGTGATGACATTGTTTGTAGTTTGGCTAAAGAACAATTGCCAGATAAAACACCTCTGTTGCGTATAAACAAACCATTACAAGTTAAATATGTATCTCAATTAACAGCAAGAGGTCTCAAAGATTATATTGCTCTTATAAAATGGACTGCCTATACTAATGATACTATTATAACTATTCCAAAAGATAAAATCGTTACAATTACAAATGCCACCGAAGAAATGACTAAGAGTTACTTGGACGTATCTAAGAAGTATGAAAAGATAGTGATGCCAAAAAGAAGCGAACACCCCATTGAACAACTAAGTGAAGAAGAAAACAATGAGTTTAATGAATTGTGGGACGAGTTTAGAGATGTTAGGAAAACAATCCATTAATCTGGAGTATTCTGTATCAAAGAGGCTACACGCCTATTATACGGATAAAATAGAAAAAGTCAACCCATCCTGGAACCGACTTTTTTTGTATAAGTCATTGACAATAAACACAAACTGTAGTATATTTAAAACATGACAACATCAAAAAAATCAAAAGAACATTACGTAAGTAATAAAGATTTTTTGGCAGCTATGATAGAGTACAAGAAGATGTGCAAGTTGGCCAAGAAAGAAGGAGTAATTAAACCACCGGTTACAGACTATATTGGAACTTGTTTTTTAAAAATAGCGAATCACTTATCATACAGACCTAATTTTATTAACTATACATTTAGAGACGATATGATATCTGATGGTATAGAAAACTGTTTACAGTATTTGGATAATTTTGATCCTGATAAATCAAATAATCCTTTTGCTTACTTTACGCAGATTATATATTACGCATTTATAAGAAGAATACAAAAAGAAAAGAAACAAGTTACAATTAAGCATAAGATGTTATTAGATTCAAATTTTGATGACATGGCTTTACAACCAGGTGAAGATAGAGAATTTCATAATCAATTTACTGAGTTTTTAAAAAAGAATTTACCAGTAGAAGAACCTAAGATTGAAAGTTTAACGACATACAGAGAAATAAAAAAAGAACAAGAAAAGTTAAAAAAGAAAAAGAAAACAAAAAAAGGTAAGTTAGATTATTTTATTGGGTTATGAAAATTGCGTTGATTGCTGATACGCATTGGGGAGCTCGTAACGATTCTCCGGCGTTTATAAATTATTTTAATAAATTTTATGATGAGGTTTTCTTTCCTTATCTACAAGAGAATAATATTAAAACCTTAATTCATTTAGGAGACGTTGTTGATAGACGAAAGTTTATTAACCATAACACGGCTTATAATTTTAAATTAAAGTTTTGGAATAGATTAGAAGAATTAAACATCAACACTCATATAATAATAGGCAATCACGATACATATTATAAAAACACAAACGAAGTAAACGCATTACAAAATTTAAGCATATCAAAAAATACAAAGATTTATACCTCTTGCGAAACAATTACAGTAGATAATTTAGATATATTATTGGCGCCTTGGATTTGCGATACTAATATGGAAGATTCTCTACATAGTATAGAAAATTCAACAGCACAAATAGTTATGGGCCATTTAGAAATAAAAGGATTTGAAATGCACAAAGGCCATATGAATGAACAAGGATTAGACAAGTCTTTATTTAAAAGATTCGAAAAAGTATTATCAGGGCACTTTCACAAGAAATCAGATGATGGACATATTTACTATCTTGGTTGTCCTTATGAAATTACGTGGTCAGATTACAAGTGTCCAAAAGGCTTTCATATATTCGACACGCAAACAAGAGAACTAACAAGAGTGGTTAATCCAATAAGAGTGCACAAGAAACTGGTTTATAATGATAAGTCGGAAGACTATACTAAAAAAGATTTAAAAGATTTTGAAAATACTTTTGTCAAGTTGTTTATTTCTAACAAAACAGATATTGATATGTTTGATAAACTAGTAGATAGATTTCATAATGAAACAAACGTACACGAATTAAATATTATAGAAGATTTGACCTCTGATATTACATCTACAGTTAGAGAAGATATATTAGACCAAGGAGAAGATACATTAACATTTTTAGGCAATTATATAGATCAAGTAGATACAACATTAGACAAAAACAAGTTAAAGAAATTCGCAAAAGAATTATATGTAGAGGCTAGCGAAACATGATATTATTTAAAAAGATTAAATGGAAAAACTTTCTATCTACTGGTAATACTCCAATAGAAATAGAATTAAACAAAGCACCAACAACACTTATTATAGGAACAAATGGTAGTGGTAAATCAACATTACTTGATGCCTTATGTTTTGTTTTGTTTAACAAACCATTTAGAATGATTAAGAAAGAACAAATTGTTAATACCATAAATGATGCTGACACAGAAGTAACAGTAGAGTTTACGGTGGGTACAAAAAACTATGTAGTAACAAGAGGTATCAAACCAAACAAATTTGAAATATATTCAGATGGTGAATTAGTAAATCAAGACGCTTCTAGTATTGATTACCAAAAGTACTTAGAGACCAATATAATGAAATTGAATTATAGATCATTTATACAGGTTGTTATATTGGGCTCTTCTTCTTATGAACCATTTATGAAAATGAAGCCAAGATACCGACGTGAAGTTGTAGAAGAAATATTGGACATTAGAGTATTTGGTTTAATGGATTTGATATTAAGAAGTCAACAGTCAGACTTACAAAAGAATATAACAGAGATAAGACATAAATGTGATTTGATTACTTCTAAGTATGAATTAGAAACAAAACACTTTAAAGAATTACAAGGCAGAAATACAGATGATAAAGATTATAAAAAAAATCTATTAGACAAAAACAATAAAGACTTACAAGAATATATTAAGAAGATTACCTTATTAAACGCTGAAATAGAAAGTAATAAAAACAATTTAACAGAACAAGATAGTGTACATCAAAAAGCACACCAACTATCCAAATTAGAAGCTAAGATTGAAAACAATTTATTAAAACATAAAAAAACACTAGAGTTTTTTAATAACAATGATACTTGTCCAGAATGTACGCAATCTATAAATGAAGAATTTAAATCTACAAAAATAGACACAGAAAGTAAAACAATACATAAATTAGAAGGCGGACTACAAGATTTATTATCCGAAATAATAAAAACAGAAACAAAAGTAAACGAATTAAATGCCGTATCACAAAAGGTAAATGAATTGAACGTAGAGATTGCTAAGATTAATACTTCAGTTGATGAACTAAAAAAATATAGCGATAAGATCCATGAAGAAATTTTATTGTTAGAAAATAAAGAATCTGATGGCAAAACAATACAATCTCAACTAGATCAATTAAAAACAGAATTAGAAGAATCAAAAGTATTGTTAGACAAAGTAACAGAAGAAAAACAATACGTAGATGTAGTAAGAGAGATACTAAATGATAAAGGCGCAAAAGCAAAGATCATTAAAAAGTATCTACCTATTATGAATACATTAATTAATCAATATTTACAATCAATGGATTTTTTCGTATCATTTCATTTAGATGAGGAGTTTAATGAAACAGTTAAAAGCCGCCATAGAGATACATTTGATTATAATAATTTTAGTGAAGGAGAAAAAATGAGAATAGATTTAGCATTACTATTTACATGGAGAACAATTGCTAAAATGAAAAATAGTACCAATACAAATCTATTAGTACTAGATGAAATATTTGATGGTAGTTTAGATGGTCAAGGAACAGACGACTTCTTTAAAATTATCAAATCAATGCCAAAAGAAAATATCTTTATTATATCTCACAAAGGAGATATTCTATTTGATAAATTTACAAACATAATACGCTTTGACAAAGAGCACAACTTTA